CGACCGCGCCGTCAACGAACACGACCGGCGCCTCTGTTCCTGCGGGTGCGGGTTCTGGGCTAGCGAGTCGCAGGACCCCGAAAATCAGGGCTGGTTTGAGGCGGAGGAGACGACGTGTTGGGCGCGGTACGCCATCGACTCGAAGGTCGCCGACCATAAGACGTCCCCGCCTGGTGTGCTCATTTATGCCCGCTGGTCCACCGAAGACGACGACTAGACGACGGGGGGTGTGGTTGTGCCGAACCGCACCGTAACCGTCACCTATAAAGCCGACGTCGGCGACGCTGTCGCCGGACCGGCCAAGATCGCAGCCGCGAACACCAAGGCTGCGTCAGCGATTGAGGCGTCGGCGAAAACCCACGACGCCGCGTTCAAGAGCATCAGCAACAAGGCCGCGCTGGGTGGCGCAGCGGTCGCGGTCGGCATCGGTCTGGCCGTCTCCGCGTTCGCGAACTTCGACAAGGAAATGTCCGCCGCGGCGGCCGCCACCGACGTCAGCGGCGAGTCACTCACCCGGCTACGGGAAGCGGCGATCACCGCCGGCAAAGACACCCAGTTCAGCGCGACCGAGGCCGCCTCAGCGATAACGTCGATGGGCAAGGCAGGGGTATCCGCTGCGGACATCCTCGGCGGCGGCCTGACCGGTGCGCTGTCCCTCGCTGCCGCTGGCCAACTGGACGTCGGGCGGGCCGGCGACATCGCCGCCACCGCCATGACCCAGTTCGGGCTAGCGGGTAAGGACCTCCCCCACATCGCCGACCTCCTCGCCGCTGGCGCAGGTAAGGCCCAAGGGTCCGTCGACGACCTCGCTGTCGCCCTCGACTACGTCGGCCCCGTCGCCCACTCCATGGGCATCAGCATTGAGGAGTCGACCGGCATCCTCGCCGAGTTCGCCTCCGCCGGCCTGACCGGGGAGAAGGGCGGCACCGCGTTCCGCGGGATGCTGTCGTCGCTGCTGTCACCGTCTGAGCTCGCAGCCAAGACGATGAAAGAACTTGGCATCAACCTGTACGACGCCAGTGGCCAGTTCATCGGCATGCAGGCCACGGCGGACGTGTTGCAGCAGAAGCTTGGTGGGTTGGATGAGGCGACCCGGAACCAGGCGCTAGGCCAGATCTTCGGTAACGCGCAACTGGCGGCCGCGACAGTCCTGTATCAGGGCGGCGGGGCCGCGGTCGCCGACTGGACGAACAAGGTAAACGACGCCGGGTTCGCGCAGGAGCAGGCCGCGAAACTGATGGACAACCTGGCCGGGGATATCGAGAAGTTCTCCGGGTCGGTTGAGACCGCGTTCATCAGCGCCGGGTCAGGCGGGAACGACGCCCTCCGCAGCATCGTGCAAGGCGCCACTAGCGTCGTCAACATCCTCGGGGAGATCCCGGGCCCGGTGTCCCTCGCCGGCGCTGCCCTGGCTGCTCTGGCGCTGGTGGGGCCCAAGGCGTTCCTGTCGTTCCGGCAGTACAAGTCGGACCTGAACGACGCCGGCCTGTCCCTCGACCGGATCTCCGAACGGGCACCCCGCGTCGGGCGGGCGCTTGAGATTGCGGGCAAGGCAGCTAAGGGTTTCGGTGTCGCCCTCGCTGCCACCGCCATCGCTAGCAAGGCGTTCGGCGAGGACATCGACCATGTTGGCACCGAACAGCTCACCCGGGATCTGCTGGCCAGCCGTGACGCGGTCGGCACCCTCGACAAGACCCTCGCCGCGTCGACCGGTACCGGCACGATGTACGCGTCGGGTATCGCCAGCGTCGGCGACGCCCTCCGTACCACGTTCTCCCCCTCGACGGCGCAGTCGATCGACCAGACCACCGGCAGCATCTTCGCCGCTTTCGGTGGCCGGAACACGTCCGACCTGCACATCGCCGCGGAACGGTTCGGGGAGATCGACGCCGCCCTCGCCAACCTTGTGACCGGCGGGCACGCGTCCGAGGCCGCGAACGTCATGGCCCAAATCCAGCAGGAGGCCGCGAAGCAGGGCATCTCCGTCGACCAACTCAAGGCGAAGTTCCCGGCGTACGCGGAGGCCCTCGCCGCGATCACGAACGCGTCAGGCCCCGCGAAGGACGCGACCTCGGCTCTCGCCGGCGCGCAGGCTGATGCGGCGCAGTCGGCGCAGGACGCGGCGGCCGCGAATGATGCTCTGTTGCAGTCGCTTTCGGCGTACGCGAACTTGGTCCTCGGTGCGCGTGACTCGGCCCGCGAGTACGAGGCCGCTGTTGACGCAGCGAACGCCGCGCTGAAGGAGAACGGCGCCACCCTTGACATCACCACCGAGAAGGGCCGCAACAACCAGGCCGCCCTAGACGCCATCGCTGCGTCAACGCTGGGCCTGGTCACTCACACGTTCGAGGCCCGGGACGCGAACACCGAGCTCGGCGCCGCAGTCAGTACGGCGACGGGGCAGGTGCAGGCCGGCCGAGACGCGTTCATCGACATCGCTGGGAAGATGGGTCTGAGTCGGGACGCGGCGTCAGCGTTGGCGGACCAACTCGGCCTGACCAAGGGCAACGTTGAGCGGTTGTCGCAGACCATCACCCAGGTCCCGGACAAGACAGCCAAGGTCGACGCGGACATCACCCCGGCGCAGAGGCACCTTGAGCAGGTGCAAGCCCGCATGGACGGGGTCGCCGCGCAGCGGCCCACACCGGTCATCAACGCCAACCCGGCCCCATTCAACGCCGCCACGGAAGGCGCGTCGCGGAAGCTCGCCGCCCTCGACCGCGCCAACGCCGACCCCGACGTCACCGCCACGGACCGCGCGTCAGGGATTCTGAACACCATCCTCGGCCGGCTGAACTCGATCACCGACAAGAACGTCACGGTGACGACCCGTTACCAGGAGATCGGTTCCCCGTCGGTGCAGGCGGGTATCAGGCATGCGACCGGTGGTCTGATTGAGGGGCCGGGGACGGGCACGTCGGATGAGATCCCCACCCGGTGGCTGTCCAACGGCGAGTTCGTCGTCAACGCCAAGTCGACCGCCGACAACCTGGCCCTGTTGTGGTCGATCAACCGGGGCGAGAAGGTGCAGAAGTACGCCGAGGGTGGCATGGTCGGGGCGGCCGGGTTCACCACACCCGCGGCTGGCCGGTCCGGCGGGAGTCTCTCAGGTCCGTTCGAGATCGTCGGTACCCTCAGCTCAGACTGGGGGCCCGTGGTCGTCAGCGGGCAGATACAGTCCGCGATGAGCCAGACCGCTATGGGAATCCGGGCAGGAGTGAGGCGCTGACATGCCGTTGACAGCGACGAACGACACGACGTGGGCGTCGGTGAAACTGTCCGTTGACCTGTCCGGCGTGTCGTCGCCGTGGTTCGTGACCATCACCCGCAAAAACAACGTCACCCTTGAAACGGCGAAGGTGCGGTCTGCGGACATGACCGCTGCGGGCGGTGGGTTCCTCCTCGCCTACGACCACGAATGCCCACTCGGTGTGTCCTGCACCTACTCGGCGCAGGCGTACACCGCCGTCGGCAACGCCACCGGCTCACCTGCGACTGCGACCGTCACTACCCCGAACGTCACCGACGGTGGTATCGCGTGGCTCAAGAGCATCGACAACCCGTCCCTGTCCCTGTCGTTGCGGGTGTTCGCGGCCGGGTTCCTCGGCCGCCGGAACCGGACCCAAGAGTTTCAGGTCCTCAACCGAACCAACCCTGTCGTGCAGTCGTTCGGCCTGTCCGGCCGGAAGGGCCCCATCGAGGTCACCGCGAAGACGTGGGCCACCATCGACGCCGCGGTGAAACTGTTCAATGAGCGGCAGATCCTGGTGCAGTTCGCGCCCACCTCCCACATCCCCGACCTGTACGCCGCCGTCGGCGACGTGCAACCGTTGGTGTTCGGGCCGCGGTCGCAGCAGTTCCAACGCTTTCAGGTGGACCTCACCGAGATCGACCGGCCGTCCACCACGAACGACCCGCTACGCATCCCCGGGGTGTCGTGGACGTCGCAGGCGGCCACGTTCGCCACGTACACCGCGGCCGCCGCTGCCCGCACCAACTGGTCCGACTACGCGGACGGCTGACCGTGCGCCCTGTCAGCTCAGCGTTCCTTGACGCAGTCGTCAACGGCGGCGCCCGCGTCGACCGCGCCTACATCCTCCCCGGCGACGGTACTAGGGTCGAGCAGCCGATGGTGTCCTACAACGTCACAGCGTCGCGTTCAGCGGTGGCCCGCTACTCGGGGACCGTCGTCCTATCCTCGGACGCCACGGCTGCACTGGTGCAGCCGTACGGGGCGCGAATCCAGATCATGTCCGGGTTCAACGCCGGATTCGGGGAGGAGCTCGTCGCTGTCGCGACCATGCGAATCGACGACGTCGACACCGACCAGTCCGGGCAGTTGTCCCTCACCTGTTTCGGGTTAGAGAAGGTGGTTGAGGACAACCGGTTTTGGACCCCCCAAGTGATCGACGCGTCATCCGCTTTGGGTGAGATCCGTCGGCTCATCCAAGAGTCCTTGACTGTTGACGTGGTTGTCCTCACCCAGTCGGATGCGCTTGCCCCCCGGTCGACGTATGACCGGGACCGGTGGCCACTCATCGACGGCGACGACGCTTCCCTCGCCCGGGCGATCGGCGCGGAAGTGTACTGCGACGCCATCGGCTCGTTCGTGGTCCGGCGGGTGCCCACGTTGGAGGACACACCCGTGTGGACGGTGACCCCTGAAACAGTCCTCGTGTCCTACGCGTCGCAGGTGTCCCGGAAGGGCGTCTACAACGTCGTCGTGGCGACCGGTTT